TCAACATCGTTTTGATCTCGTCGATGTCAGCGCGATAGTCGGCACGGGTTACGTACGTCAACGGCATGTTGCGCACGTCTTTGTCGAGGCGCTCAATGCTGCGGCTGATATTGTTGAGAATCCACCCACCAAAAACGCCGGCGATGCCGACGATAATGTTGAATAGAATTTGCCCTTCGTCCATCACATGCTCCGTAGCACTAGGGTTACAAGCCAACTGATCAGTGCTCCGGCGGACAGCCATAGCAACTTCTCAACCCAATCAACACGGCGCTCAAGCGAGCGCAACTTCGTCTCCACTGCTCGGACACGATGGGTGTAATCGGTCTTGAGCAGCCGTAGGTCTTTGGTTTCGACCGTCATTTCGCCGCGAGCGGTTGCGTCGTCACGGCGCGTAGCGCCAGGTTAGCGATCGCGCCTGACAGCATGATCGCGGCGGCAACCTGCGAGCCGAACAGCGTCGTCAGATGCGCGCCCATCAGTTCCAGACCGCCGAGGATGGCGATCAATACGTTGAACCATACCGTTTTGGATTTAAGTGCGCCTTTGAGCATGATCGTCTCCTTACGGGGCCATTTGATTGCGTCGCGCCTCAGCCCCAGCGAGCGCGTTTGTTACCACCACGGCCGGTGCGGCCGCACGTTGCGCGGCAGCGCCACCCGCACGGATAGCGCCGGTTGCGGTCTGGACCGCGCCAGCGCGACGCTGCGCAGCCTCAAGGGCTAGCGCCGCCGACTCCGGTTGCAACATGTCGGTAGCGATCTCGATGGCGAGCTTGCGGTCAATCTTACCCGCGAGCCGCTTGAGGATGGCGTTGGCCACAGTCGTCACGCGGTTGAGCAACGTCGGCAACTGCGCGCCACCGGCCGCTTCAACCAAGAGCTCTGTACCGGCGCGCTCGGCGCTTGGGCCAGCAGGACGGGCTGCGCGGGCTTGCTCGCGGTACTTAGCCTGACGAGCCAAGTCGCTGCGGATGTCCTCAACGATCTTGACTTGATCCGGCGTCAGCACGTCAGAGAGCTTCTCATAGCGCGGCGCGCCAACGGTCGCCCGTTGGATCGTCTGCGGCGCGGCCTCGACAGCACCAGCAAACGCGGCGGGACGCAGCTTCTGCTCGCCTTGCAGCGCGGAGGTCAACTTGCTTTCAAGAAACTGACCGACTTCCATCTGATTGATGGGCTTGCTGCGCGCTTGGAACGTGCTGCGAGCCGTGCCGTACTCCGGCACTTGACCTTCCAGCCAGTTGATGAAGTCTTTGCGAGTGCTTGCGATTTTGCTGGCTTCGACTTTGCCGATACCGTACGTGGCGGGGTTCTGGATAAGGTCATCCAGCGCCAACTTGACGTAGTGCATGTCGGCAGCGGTGTAGTTGCCGCCCGAACCAAACGATGCACCTTCTTCAGCGGCCAAAGTTTTAGCGCGTTCAAACGCTTGTTTCACTGACGGCCGCGCCTGCAAACTTTGCAGGGTGGCGTCCTCTACCACGGCCTTTGCGCCAGCTTGTCCGTACAACAGCCGCGCTTCGGCCGCGCGAGCGTTTCGAGCCGCAGTAAGCTGCGCCTCAGTGCCACCCACCTGACGCAGCGACGCCGCGCGAGCGGCATCTTGCGCCTGACGGCGAGCCATGTACTCAGACGGCAGAATCTTCTCAGCCGACTCTTGCAGCGCAGAAAAGCGCGTCGCGCCTACAGGCGCCGCAGCCTCACCGGCGGTCGGCACCGCGCCCGGCACGATCTCCGGCTGATTGCGCAGCGCGTTAATGATCTCCGGTGCGCGACCTTCAGCGGCTTCCAAGAGCACGTTGGCCTTACCGCCGATAGCCGTGCGCTCCAGCGCATTAAGGCCCGCGCGACCAGCGATAGCAGCGGGGGCCGTTACCACGCGCGTCGGGTCCGTAACCCGTGAAACGGTGCCGAGCACTTGACCGGTGCGGCCTGGCGCCGTAGCAGCCGCCGCACCTGTCAGCGTCGATACGTCGGCGGCAAAACCGACCGGATCGGTAGCAATCGTGTTCTTTAGCGCCTCGACGCTGCCGTAACGGTCGCGGTACAGGCCGCCTACCGCGTTGGCCTTTTGGATGAACTCCTCGGCCTTGTCGGGTCGAGCCATCCACTCGCGCGGGATGAACCGGGCATACGCGCCGGTCAACACTTCGCCGAGTTGCTCTAGCGTCTCACGCGGCCGGGTCACAGCCGTATACAGGCCGCCCAGCATCTGCATGCCGCTTTCGGGAATGTTGCTGATGGCCTCGCGGCCAACTTGCGCCCAAGTGCGGCCAGCGGGCTCTGCGCCTACCGCGCCGCGCCCTTCAGCTGAGTCCCACACCACTTTGTTAGGGTCAATTTCACGGTCGCCAATTTTAGTGACGGTTACGGCAGGCTGATCCCATTTAACTTTATTTGGATCAATCGGCATACTCAATGCTCCCGTCATCGTACATAACTACGCGGCGACCATCGACAGTGCCGGTGCGTTTGACTTGGCGAGCGACGGTGATTTCGGGATAGTAGTCCAACACTTCAGGTTCTTTTTCCGCCAACCGCGTACGCTCAGTGTTGTAACGATTGATGACGTTACGTGCGGACTCGGCGTTGATGCGGATGATGCGACGGATACCTTCGGTGGTAAGCGTTTCTTCACCGGCCGCAATTTTCTTAGCGAACTCACGGTCAGCATCCGACAAGCCCGTACCGGCACCGAACGCGGTAATGCGCTCGGCAACCTGCTGGCCAACGCCAGCGAAGTACGCCTCGGTCGAAGCCACGTCGATACCCGCAGCCTTAGCCACAGCCAAGCGTGCGTTAGCCAACGTGCCGGAGATAAACTTCGGATCATCGAGCAGCGGCAGGAGTTGCTGCGCGGACTGCAACGTGGTGGCTGCCGACTCCGCCTTGTCGCGGAACGTATCCAACCGCTTGCCAGCCGTTTCGCCGAGCGTCTCGCTGAACTTCTTACCAGCGGGCGGCAAGTTGACCGTAGTGCGCGAGGCACCCGCACCGGCGATACGCGCCTTCTGCGCCTCAACGTCTGCCGACATCGGCACAAACAGCTTGGCGCGTTCAGCAGCCGGAATCTGCGCTAAGAATTGCCCGCGCAATGCCGCTTGCAGTTCTTCAGGATTATCGGGCAGCGCGTTGGCTGCATAGTCGCGGAACTGTGGCACAATCGTGCCCTGCGCAATCATAAAGTCTACTTGATCAAGCACCTGCGCCTTAGTGGGCGGCGCTTCGCCGTATGCAAAGTCGCCGAGCATTTTTTGAAACCGGCCATAGTTTTCGTCGGCCAGTTTGGCTTGGGCGCCTTTAATTTCTAATCCCGTTTTCTCCGCCGTCGCACGTTTGCTAGCGAAGTCAGCCATTGACGTAGCTAATTCAGCACCAGGTTTGCCAAAACGCATAAGTTGGTTTTGAGCCTCGGGTGTGCTGAGATCGGCGGTAGAGAGAAAATTACGAAACTCCATCTCACGCTGCGCGGCCGCTAGCTCTTGCGCTTCTTTAGCGCGCTGCGTACGGGCCTGACGCCCAGCCTCAAGACCTTGCACGTATGAGCCAAGGACGTTGACGGGTTCCAGTTGGGTTGCACCGATGACAGCCATGATTAACCTCCGGTTCCGTACTGACCGGTGTAGGGGATAGCCGACCCACCGTAAGGTCCGACACTACCCACGCCTGTAGCCGCAGGTGCGCCAAAATACCCGCCCTTATAGAGTCCATAGCCCATTGCACCTTGGCCAAGAGCTTGCGCAAGAGCGTTAGACTGCCCAAGATAGCCCGAGGCACGCGCCTGACCACCCTGCATGAGCAGGTTGCCGACGTTGGCGCCCATCTGACCAGCCTGACCAGCGACCTGTTGGGTTGCCGTCTGACCGGCGCCGTAAAGGCTGCCGAGTGCGCCAAGGCGGTTGCCGAGCAACGCCTGAGCGCGGTTAAAGGCGTTCATATATTCCTGTGAGCCCATCTCTTGACCGTAGCGCGTACCGGCGCGGATAGCTCCGCCGCCAAGGTACTGACCGCGTGCAGCCTGCATGCGCTCTAGCGCTTTTTCGCCTTCGGCAAGACGGAACGCGTAGCCGGGGTCCATCTGCATCTGCTCCGCAGTAAAGGGCTGGCCCAGCGTGCCGTAGCCTGCCGTGCCCGGCTCACCGCCAATACCCAGCATCCGCATAAGTTCATTCTGCGATGCGATGCCGGCTTGGCGAAACGGCTCTTGTAGCTCTACCTGCCGCTCAAAGGTTTCACGCTGTAACTGCGCGGCCTGATCGGCGGCTTGCGTTTGTGCGCGGGCGGCCTTGCTGGCCCCCCGCGACGCGACGGCACCGCCAATAACGGCGCTACCTAGGATTGCTGCTGCGGTTCCAATGGCCATTACGCCACCTCTCTCATAAACGTGCGTTCCATAGGACGAAACCCTTTGCGTGCATAAAGATTAGCCATCTTGCCTGCGCGCTCATCTTCAAGGGCAATCATAAAAATAGCGGTTGCATTTTTTGCGATTGCCCACGATTCGATCATATCGTACATGGCTTGACCTGCCCCTTTGCCTCGCGCTACGGGCGTCAGCCACCACCACAACTCCTGCACTACCATACTGGAAGGGCTGAAGTACATAGGGTAAAACAATGCGCCGGCGATTCCAATAATTTCACCGTCGTCTTCGGCCAGCCACACACCGATGTTAGGGTTTTGCACGGCCTGTAAGAAAAAGTCGGCATACCCCTCGTCGTCAAACGGGATAACGCCATGCACCGGGGACGCCGCGTGAAACGCCTGCGCCAGTGGCAGGTATCGCGGGAAGTCCTCGGCGATCGCGTTGCGTACGATCACGACACTTCTCGACCGCTAGCACGAATGTTAATTGCCGAGGCGGCGCTAGCAATCGTGGAGATATACCCGCCGGGAGCCAATATGTGCCCGACTAGCTCAGGGAATGTGTACGTCTCCGACGGTAGCAAGGTCTTGGCCTTGACGATTAAATTCTGGTTTCCGGCGTTATCAAACCCGGTCACAAGATTGACCGAGATCGTTCGGGCCGTGGTGTCGTAATTCGTAGCCGTAAACTTGTCGATAATGGTTGACACGTTCGTGGCGACGTACTGGGTTGTTTGGCTAGACTCGGCAATTTTTGCCGGAATTAAGACCTTGATGTTAACTGCCATGCGTCACCTTAGAATGTAAAGACCATGCGCACGCGGCCATTCTGGCCGGGATTGCCGTCAAAAAAGAAGCCGCCATCGCCGCCAGCACCCGCCGTCAGCGACCCTACTCCCGCAACGCCCGCGGCACCCGCTTGCTCGTACGCCGCACCACCGTTGCCGGTCGTGTTGGTCGTATTGCCGCCGGTTGCCGTGCCGCCCGGCCCTTGAATGGGGTAGCTGCCGTACGTACCGCCACCGCCAGGATTGGCGGTCATTGTCGTAATTGTATACGTGCCGCTATAAACGTTGGAGAACGTGCCGTAGCTGCCATCTAGCGTGGAACTGGTTGCGCCCGCGCCGCCAGAGCCAACGGTAAAGTTAATGGTTTTGCCAGGATCGCCTACGCCAAGCACCAAAATGGTTTTGCTGTAGCCACCACCACCGCCACCGCCACCGGGGAACACTTCAGGCTCGCCCGGTGCGATAAAGCCAAAGTAGCCGTAGCCACCGCCACCACCCGCACCCCAGCATTCGATCGTCACGCCCGTCGCCGATGCCGGGATCGTAACCGACCCCATGCCCGGTTCAGACGCGTCATAGACGCCCGCACCAGCACCGCCGGTCGTGCCGTTAATAAACGCTGCTAGAGTCGCGCCGCCCATTAGGTCAAGCCTGCTCCGCTAATCAGCCATGAAGTCGCGCCGATCTTGATACAGGTTGCCACGCCGTTTCGCGCCAAAGTGCGCGTGCCGGTCGAGGTGCTGTTTACGAGCGTCAGCGTGTCTGAGGTTATGGCAATTGAGAGTGCCGTAGCGTTGACGTTGATAATAATTACGACCGTGCCAACCGCGAACGGCACCGACGCGTTGGCCGGAATCGTCAGCGTACCGCTAGTCGCGTTCATCACGACGGACTTGGCCGCATCAGCCGCAATCAGCGTGTAGTTGCCGGTTTGGCTATTCTGAGGCGCGTCTCGATACCCTACCGCATAGTTAGTGCTAGACGGCGCGTTGTCGGGAATTAACGCCGTACCCGTAAACGTCGGGCTGGCCTTCGGCGCATACGTTGCCGCAGCCGTGGCCGCAGACAATGCGTCGGTAATGCCGTAGCCCGAAAGGGTCGTCGGCGTGCCGATTATGTCCGACCAGTTAATGCCTTCGATGCTGAAGTCGTTAACACCGGCAATATCGTCATACGTGCCGATCACGACGTTCGCTGAGGTCATCAGCACAAACTTGTACGACACGCCCTCGGTCAGCCAAATGGCCTGCGCTGTCCGCCCTGCGGCGTTTAGGACAATCGGGTTCGTGTTCGGCGTGCCGCCGGACGAGTCCGTGTAGGTCGCCTGCGGCGTCGTGGTGCCAGCGGTATAGGTCCAGAGCTTACCGCCCGACAAAATGTTGCCATTGTTGTCGAAGAACTGCGCTCCGGCACCGGCAAAAGATGAAAGAAATACGCTCATATATTCACCTGATTAACGGTAAGAATGACCGACGGAATGCCAGGATGCGGCGCGGCAGCTGCTTCTGCTAATAACTGAATGGTTGTCGTATCGGCTGCCCACATCAACTCAAAATAGTCACCGTTCGACATCTCAAAAAACAAATTAGCAGCGCAGAAAATTTCGCCGTTGTTGCCTTGGATGCGAACTTGAGATGCCGTGTTAGCCACATCGGCCCCATTCAGCCGCGCCCAAACATACGCAAGCCCTGTGCCGCCAGCGGTTTTATCAAACTGAATTGAAAATGCAAAGTTATAAACGCCGGGGCGATTTGCGTATATACGAGATGTCGGCGACCCACGGCGCACGCCCTTTGAGTAAACCGTCGTGTTAAAAGTAATTGCATAAGCCGTGTTAATTGCGGCTGCAACTTGAGTGGTTGTATCGTAAAACGAGCCGTAATCCGACGGCACAAACGGCTCAACCGGCGGCAATAACTGCAACGCTTGAATATCTTTCTCAATCTCAGGAATGACATCCTCAGTCGTTGCCGCCAACGCAGGGGTCAATTCCAAGTCAGCCGTGCTAATCTGGGTCGTACCACCGCCCGTCAACTGGAACTGGTTATTGAGAAACCGGAACCACTCACGAGAAATCAGCCCGGTGCGCTCGTCAATGAACGGAACGCGGGGTGCGGGAATGTTGGTCGTATTGCTCATTAGGCTGCCGTCGGTGAGAGCCGCAGTTCAGCGCCCATAATAGCCGTTACCATAGGATCGGCGGCTGTGAGCTCGTACACCCGGTCGCGGGACTTCAGCGTTGCGCCCAAGCGACGCCAAATAACGCGCGTTTGGGTGGCGCCAATGGGCCCAAGCGACTCCCATCGCTCATGGCTCCACGTATGGCCGCCATCGTCCGACCAGCGCAGCATGACCTGCGGTAGCGGCACGCTGTTGTTAGGCTCGCCCTCAACAATGATGCTGCTGTTGTTTTGCTGCAACACCAAACCTGGCGCCTGCTGCGCAAGGAACGACGGGTCGTCGTACAGTCCGCCCACACCGGTCTGGCAGTCCAACTGCAACTGGTGATGGATGGTACGCGTCAAGTTATTGGCGCCTGTCGGCAGCGCGCGCCAGCGGCGCATCCAACGCTGCTCCTGCTCGTCGTCGCGGAAGTACCGCAGGTCGAACTGATAGAGCTTGCCGTTTTGGTAATCGCCGACCGTCGGCTGGCCTTTGAAGCGAGCATGGCAGTTAGAGCGATGGCGCTTAAATCTGCCTTTGGCAAACCCCGCCCGCTCATGCCACGCGCCGGTCGCGGCATCGTATACCCATGTGGTTTCCGCACTCGGGAAGATAAGTACGTAAAACGCATGGCCGTCTTGCTGGTACGTGTATGCCAGCGCGTCGGACATGTTGGCGTACTGCTGGATGGCGAACTCAACCGCATGGGTTGAGACGCGCACGCCTTGGTAGCCCTGCGCCCGGTAGACAACACCCTGACCGCGAGCGTCTGAGCCAAGCCAGAACACGCTGTTGTCGAGCTTGGCGACCGAGTAAGGGGCCAAGCAGCCGATCTCGTTGTAAGCGCCCTGGATGCGCTCCAGCGGGAAGTCGGGGTTGCCGGAGTTGTACCAGACCTCGACCGAGTTCGTGCCGAATAGCCACGCCTCGCGGTGGTCGATAATGATCGACACCAAGCCGTCCGGTGAGCCCTCGGCGCTCGCAAAGTCAAGCGGGTCGATGGAAAGGCCATCAAGCAGCGCCGTCACCCAGATGCGCTGGCTGTTCGGTTCGTTGAAGACGAAATAGCCGTCTAGGTAGCCGACCGTCACCGCGCCGGGGAAGTCAGGATCGGTGATCTTTTGGAAGACGTTGGTATTGCTGTTGTAGATGTATCCATCAGGGTTACAGGCTACAAAAATTTGAATACCGTTGTCCGCCATCGACACCGGGCCGGTGCCCGTAATGTCGCCGAGCTTGGTAACATTTAAGTTACCGTCAACCTTGTAGAACTCGCTCCCCGAGGCGACGTACAGGCTGTCTCCCAAAGGATACAGTCCACGGATGGGGCCAGAGCCCACCTCCATGTACTGCCGCAAGCCGGGGCACCGCTGAAGGTACGCCGGCTCCTTGCCAGCCTCGGGGATGACCTCTGGGTAGAGATTCACCATCCGAGCGTCGGCGGCGTTTACGCTGCGTGCAACGTAAGACGAGCCTAGGATCGGCGTTTTCATTAAAAGTTACCGGCGTAAATGTTGTACCGATTACGACGGGCGATGATGCTGTAAGGCATCGCCATGACGTTGTAGGGGTTGTTAATGCGCTTGAGATTGCGCTTGCTGTACATCGCTACGCGACGCACTTCAGGCGCAGGCTCAACGCCAAACTCCGGCGCCAGTTCCAGCGCCAAGTTATACCGGAACGCCCGCAGGTAGCCCGGCGGCATGAGGATTTCCGTACTGAGCGACGCGGGGTCCAACAGCCGCTGCACCGAAATAAAGTGGAACTCCAGCACCCGATTTGGCACCGGATAGACCGACATGGAGATGTTCGGAAACGTATTGTTGACGAACATCACCTGCGGATAGGTGCTCTGCACGGTCTTGACTGCAATGTTGTTGTACTGCAGCTGGTTGATGAACTTGATGCCGTACGACACGTTCGTAGACGGGTCGCGGAAAAAAGTCGAGTCATCAAGCAAAATTGGACGCTGCTGTGCCGGAACGGGGTTGCCGTCTTCCAAGGACAGATAGTCGTCGTCTTGCGTAATAATCGGCACTTCAGACTGTGTGCCAAGGACATAAACGAAATCGCCCGTCGGGCCGAGCGTTTGAATACGCGCGCCGGCAGGCCACATGTAGGTCTGGTCTTGCGTACAGAACACGGCGAGACGCTCAGTGTTCCAGCTATCCACCATCTGATCGAACGCCGAAAGTGCGTCCTGTGCCATCGAAGCCGACGGCGTTTCGCCCTCAGCCAAGATGCCCAGCAGACGCAGCGCCCCGTTGATTTGATCGCCCGCTGTCGCCATGGCTTACTCCTTCCGCTTTCGACGCGCCTTTAGCTCGTTAACGACCGGCATAGGTTCCGGCGACGCAGCAGGGTCTTCCTCCTGCGCCGCCGGTTCCATTGGGTCATATTCTTCCCACCCGTGCTCATAGTCCATAGCCGCTTCCAAATCGGAAATGGCTATCTTTAGCCCATGCACGGGATGGCGAAGATATATGTTCATAGTTACGGCAGAAGCCCGTAAGCCTGAAACCGCGACTCCAACTGAGCAACGCGAGTCTGGAGATTTGCAATCACCGACAGCACCGTGTTGCCTTCGTTTTTAGTAACAAAGCCAAACGGGGTCGTCTGAGTCAAATCCTGAATCGCAAAGTCGGCCGGAGACGGAGCCGTGGACGTAATCGTCGTAAGCTGGGCCGTAAGAGCCGCACCTTCGGAAACCGGCGTCGTGCCGAAGAATCCGACCGTACCGCCCGCAGCGCCAATTACTGCACCGTCAAGCTCTGGGTCCGAGAACGCAACACCAACCGCCTTTGTATTAGGCATAGAAATACTCCTATGAGCAGTGCCCCCTACGGTATCACCCGTAGGGGGCGTTTGCTATTACGAAATGCGGTAGCAAGTCCAGGTCGCGTCGCCGGTCTTGCGAGCGCGGAAGTGTGCCGACGTACCGTCAGCCACCACCGCCGAACCCACAAGCGTCCAGCCCGTGCCCGAGAACGTCACGTCGTTTCCTGCGTCGTCACCGAGGTTGACGCAGAAGAAATCAAACGTGCTGCCCACGCGGGCGCTCGCCACAGCGGCGTCCACAAGGGACGCAGCCGCGAACGAGTAGGTGCCCGCAGACGTGCTGCCTGAGTCCACCGAGAAGACGCCGTTCACAAGATCGGCGACCGCGATGGTGCCCGAAGCGCCGGCGTACGCCGTCACCGGGCCGAGAACGCCCATGATTGGCTCGGCAGAATTGCCGGCGCCAACCTGATAGCCACTAGTACCGTTAGGAAGTGCCATTTTTAGTTACTCCGTGAATAAGGTTAAGAATTAGCCCCAGATGCGGCAGGCCATCTGCGGACGGATCACCGAGTAGCCATACAGCACGTCGATACGGCAGGGCATACGGTCGTTGTTGATGTCGTACTGACGGACAACGCGCATGGAGATGCCGTTGTGGACCTGACGCGACGCCATGTCAACGCCCTGCGGGAGCAGGAGGTCGGCGGTGGCAAACGTGATCGCGTCCTTGTGGTACACAAGGTTCTGAGCGTACTGGCCGCTAGCGGCACCCACGTAGGTCACGACATCGCTGGCGGTCGGCAGCTTGCTGACCGTGGCGAGGGCGTGCGTCGGGCCGTAGACCGCCGGCAGGAACTCCACATCCACGAACTCCGTAGAGGCCGAGGTGACGGTGTTCTGCACAACGAACTGCTGCAACGCGCCAGTGGACTCGCGGGTCTGCGGGTTGACCGCATACACGCCAGCGATCGTGAACACGTCGCCCGGGACGAGGGTGAGGCCGTCGGTCACGTTGTCGAGCGTCAGCTTGGTCGCACCGTTGGCGAGCGTCGTCTTCACGATCGGGGTGTCCGCGCGTGAGGCCGAGCCGTTGGTGTGCTGCTTGATCGACTGAGACATGTTGATCTCGTCGTAGCCGAGGATGCCTTCGCCCATCATGCCGTTCTTGAACTGGCGGCTGATTGAATCAACCGGGTTGAACAAGCCCTTCATGCCTTCGACGAGGCCAGCGTTGGCCGCCGGGTTGACGGTGGCGTAGCGCGGAGCC